ACAATATAATATGGAAAACCAAAAAGCCCTAGAATTAATTAAAGCCTTAATTGATGAATCAATTAAAAAAGGTGTATTACTAAACATTGATACGGCAGTACAAGTCGCAGAAGCGTTTAATACAATCATTAAGGCAATTCAAAACAATGCTTCTAATGAAGTACAAATTGATTAGAATGACTGATAAAAATGGTATAAGTGGTGCTATTGCTAGTGTAGGTACTTACATATTAAGTATTAACCAAATTAACGCATATATGTCGTTATTTTTGGGTTTACTCTCTGGTATTAGTTCCATTTATACCATTTTATATTTTTACAATTTAAACAAAAAGAAAAATGAAAAATAAAAAAACTACAATATTTGGTTTATTAGCTGCAATTAGTGGCTATTTTGCTACGGCTAGTACTGGTAAAGTTCAAGTTATTGCTCAAGCAATAGCTGGTATTAGTACATTTTTATTAGGTGGAGTGGCAGCTGATTCTAAAAAAGATAATTAATTGACTATATGGCTAGTAATAAAAAAGTATTAGCTACTTTAGTTATATCAACAATAGTACTATATATGTTACGTAAACGAATAGCTACGGCTTTAAATAATACGCCTTTTGCTTTAGTTAGCGACAAGCTATTTAATGTAATAGCTAGTTTAGAAGGGTTTGTTGCTATACCTATTTGGGACTATATGCAATATAGCGTTGGTTACGGAAGTGGCTATAACTGGGACTTAAAAAGACCAGTTATTAAAACTGATGTAATTGACAAAGAAACGGCTAAAAAATGGCTATTATTAGAAGCCCAAGATAAATACGATTTTGTAAAAAGTAAGGTTAAGGTACCAGTTACCGATAACCAATTATTAGCTATGGCTAGTTTTACCTATAATGTAGGCGAAAATGCTTTTGCTAATAGTACACTACTAAGATTGCTTAATGAGGGGGTTAGTAAGGACAAAGTAGCCCTACAATTTGATAGGTGGGTATATGCTGGGGGAAAGGTTAGTAGTGGCTTAAAAAAGCGTAGAATAGCTGAAAAGCAATTATTTTTATCATAGGGGGGTTTTTGCATAGTATAAAGGTAGAAGGGGTATTTTTATACCCCTTTTTTTATGTATATGCGTTCTACATATAATCTAGTAGTTTTTTCGTACAAATTAAAATACTCGGCATCTAGGGATCTAGCAAAAGTTATAAAATTATTAATACTAGAAATATTATGATATTTACGAACTGGCTGGATATTATCCTTAAAAAATACAATAGCACTATACAACTTTTTAGCCATTTTTAAGGGGTTTATCGTTTATAGCGAAGTATCTAACATTGTCTTGGGTAACTGCCCTAATTTTGCGTTTAACTACCAGCGGTGCAACTGCTCGTAAAATAGTAAATCTTTGCCATTTTGTAATGTCTTGCAAATCTTTTAAACTTACTACTTTGCGTTCTAAAATGATAAAATAAATTTTTGTCTTATTTGTCATAGTGTTATATTTGTAGTGAAAAGTGTTAGAGTAGGCAATCATTGTCTATTTTATAGTCAGCGAGAAGTCAGCCTAAAAACTGGCTTCTCGTTTTTTTTGACTATAAACTAACCATTAGTATTTTTTTATTTTAGATTTGTTAATTATATGCTCAAAAAAAGCTATTGTCATTATATAAATAGCAAATAATATAGCTAGTGGCATTAATACAAATACTAAATAAAGTCTTTTTAAAATTGTCATATATCGCGATTTATTAGTTTATAAAATAATGTTTTTGCTAGTTCCCAAATAAGTATTGTTATTATAATTTTCATAAAATTTTATAATTATTTTTACTATCTTTTACGATATAGTTTTTGTTTATCCATAATTTAATTAAATTTTTTGCATAGGCTTTACTGGTGGCAGTCCGTTCTATGATTTCGCTAGAAATATCATTATAGGGCATTGGCATAGTAATTATTTGATGTAGTAATCGTTTACTTTCAATTTCATCTAAATCAGTAGCTTTTTTATTAGTATTTTTAGCTTTGTCAGTTTCAGTTTGCTGAAATATGCCGTTAAAATTCATTAATGTAATAGGCTCAAAGTCAGAATCGCTACGCATAAAACGGCTGGATAGTACATAGGTATTTTTGTCTTTGTCTTTTGTAATATCTAAGGTGGATTGAGCAAAACGATCGCTGGCACTACCAATATGTCCAGTAGTCATTAAATTGCTTTTTGACTGGTGCAAAACCGATATTAGCAATATATTATAATGCTTAGTTATCTTTTTTAGCCAGCTAGTTAATAAGCTACTTTCTTTCTCATCATTGTAATTTACCAATAAATCAAGCAATCCGTCCACTATTAATATAGAGCAGTCTAAATTTAGCTCTAAATAGCGTTCAATCATTAATTTAATAGCGTTACTGGAATCTTCGCGAACTTGGAATGCGTCAAAATAAGGTGGTAAATCGTTAATTTGAGCAAATCCTTTAATTTTATTAATAGTCCTATAAAAATCATAATCGCTACTTTCAGTATCAATTAAACATACTTTAGCTCTATTTTGGGGAGTATGTAATTTCATTGTGAAAATATCATAGGTATTAAATACGCTACTAATCATAGCACATATAAAGGTTGATTTACCAGCTTTAGGGTAACCCCGAAAATATACAAAAGTTTTGGAGTGAGCCGATATGTTTACCTTGTATGGTAAAAATAATGTTTTCCTTGCTAGGTATATAGTTGGGGTTGTATTTGCGTTTTTCTAGTAAATCATCAATGTTTATCTTATAGTCAGTATTTTCCACATTTATAAATTTTCAAGTAAAGCACAAACTAAAAATACAAATATCAGTATTAAAACTGCTTGTCCGTTAATGGTTGTAAATAACCACTTCGCTATTCTTATCATTTTCAAATGTTTTAGTTTTTTCTTCAATTTTATTTAATAGTTCAATCGCATTAACAATACTTTCATTCATTAATTCGGGTAAATCTAGCGGTGCTACTACATAATTTGATAATTTAGCTTTATAAATTTCTAGTGCAAAATGCTCAAACTTACTTAGACCAGGTATGGGTACCACTAAGCGTTTAAAATTATCTTGTAATGGTACTACTGGATAGGCTGGTTGAGTTAAATTATTCATTAGTAATAGGTTTTAATGGTTCTGCTTCGTAAATTTTGTAATCGGGTTGCGTAGGCTTTACCTTATATTCATTTTTCCACATTGTATATAGTTTTCCTTCAATAGTAAAACTGATATAGGTTTTGCTATTTTTTGTGGTTTTGTCCCAAGCACCAATACTTTGTTTTTTTTCAGTTTCGTTTTGCATTTTTTTAAATTTTGAGTTTTTGCTAATAATAAAAAGTAGTTCATAGGTTATTTAGTTAAATAGTCTATATGGCATTTTGCACTGGTTAAACTGCTATGCTCACTCATATCAATTTGAACAATATAAACTTTTGGTATTAAGTGGTCGTATAAAGTTTCAAAAATAACATAACCTAAATAATAAATTTTTTTCATTTTATAAATTTTTTAAGTGTTGGTTAAGTGAGGATATATCTTTATCAAATTGCTCAATGCTATCATCAATAATATTGATAATTTCATTAGGCAAATGAAAAGGTAACATATCATTAGTAATATGCACCATTTTAATTTCTGCGTCATCAGTTGCAGTAAATAAAATTGAAACATCTCGGTACTGGGTTAATTTAAAAATTTCTACCAGTTTTTCTTTTTTGCGTGCAATTTTTTGGATTTCAAGCAATACGGCGTTGGTACTGCTCAACGATTTGAATTGAATCATTTTTTGTAAATTTTATAGTCAGTAAAATAGAATAACGATATAAAATAAAGGATATTATATCAAACTACCAAAATAATTAATATAATATCTATTTTAAAGGTCAAAAGTGTTAAAATATATGTGTTTTAGGGGTATTTCTGTTTTATTAGATTTCTTGTTGCGAGCTTATGCTCGGCAAAAGCAAATCTAATAAAAATAAAACAAGAAAAAGACATTTACCCGATTTTTTTTTCCACAAGCCTAAAAATTTAACATTTTAGGGCGTTTTTAGAGCTATTTTAAGGTTTTGTAAACAAAAACAATAATATTTTGTTATTATAGTTTATTGTCTTAATTTTATGGCAATTAGATTTTTATGAACAAAAGAAATTGGTGGTTACTTCCAGCAACAATTATTGGTTATTTAGTTTATAAAAAATATGTACTAGCAAAAACTGTTTCAGTTTTTTTTAAGACAATAGATTTTAGTAGTATGTCATTATTGTACCCAACTATTAACATAGTAGTACAAGTAAATAACCCAACCGATATTACGGCAACAATACAAAATATTAAAGGAGATTTATATTTAAACAATACTTATATAGGTAATGTAATAGGAATAACGCCTACTACATTAGTAACTGGTAGTTCTATTTTAAGAATACCAGTAACTTTATCTTATACTGGTGTAGCATCTTTAATAAAAGGTCTAAGCACAAAAGGAATTAATTTAAGATTTAATGGAAGTATAATGGTTGATTTAATAGTATTGCCTTTTAATTTTGAGTATAATATATGATTAGTAAAAATATGGTGCTACAAAAATTAGCACCTTTTACCAATTTTAAAAAGGTATTAATACAAGACCAAAATACTGGCGATATTATACAAGGTATTTTAGATAATCACGATAACTATGAAAGTGAATACGACAAGATTAGTGAAATGTTTATCGACGATAATGAAGTAGAAACGGCAAAAAATGTTTTTGAATTTTTAAAAGATAATGTTCCATATTATGTTGAGCCTATTGAAAAACAAACTTTAAGAAGTCCTAGTGCTATTATAAGTATTAAACAAGGTGCTGACTGCAAAAGTTACGCTAGTTTTATTAACGGCATTATGAGTTCACTCAATAGAAAAGGAATATTTAAAGTACCACTAGCGTATAGATTTGCTAGCTATCGATATGATACAAGAGAACCCCAACACGTTTTTGCTGTATTATATCCTGGTACTAAAAATGAGGTATGGGTAGATCCCGTATTAAATAAATTTGACCAAAGAAAAGAACCAGTATTTATAAAAGATAAAAAAATAAAAATGGCACTAATAGCAATGTCAGGCACATCAACACAAGGTACGGCAACTTTACAAGAGATGCAAAATTACCGAGATAAATTAGTTAATTTAAAAAACAAATATTTAAATAGTGGTTTTATTACGCCAGGAAGTCAAGAGGAAAACCAATATATTATGGCGATTGATAAAGTAACAAAAGCTATTCAATTTGCAAGTATTAGCGGAGTACCAAGTTTTGACGGCGAAGTTAGTGTAAGTAGTTCTAGTGGTGGTGGTATTGACTGGGGTAATATATTTGGAAAATTAGTTGATACTGGTGCAAGTTTAATACAAAGAAATGTTCAGCCTAGTAGTGGTGGAATGTTTTTTCCTACTACTCAACAAGCCCAACCTAATATCAATATGAGTCAAGGAATTAATTTGAATACTATTTTATTAGGTGCTGGTTTAGGTTTAGGTTTATATTTAATACTTAGGAAATAATGACGCCTTACTATACTAATTATATAGGCTATAAAAAAATAGGTGTCGCACCAGGAGTAGTTACGGCTTCTACTGGTGGTGCTGCTTTACCTATAACATTAGTAATTGATGCAGCATTAGTATTATTACCAGCATTAATACCTTGGATAAGTAATGCTTTTAAGCACCCAGCGAGAGACGCAAATAAAATAATAGATGGTATTAAATTACAATTACAAAATAGTAATCCTAGGCAAAGATTGGCTTTAGTTTTAGCATCTGCTGGCAAAATTAGTCCAGCGGCAAGAGATGTAGCTGCGGAAAAACTTTTTTTGTGGTATAAAAATACATACAGCGAAGATTATAAAACATTATCAATAGAAGATAAGGAATATTACAATAATTATTTACTAAATGCAATAAGAACACAAACTGACGGAAATAATTTTTGGTATAATTCTAGAAGAGCTATGTTTACAACTGAGGAATTATATTATAACGCATCTGCTATAAAAAGCGTTACAAGTACTGCAAATAACATAATTACTAATTTAACAAAAAGTCCAAGTAGTTTAATTTTATATACTGGCATTGGACTAGGTTTATATTTAATATTAAAAAATAAATAATGAAAAAGGGAAATTTAATTTTTATCGTAGGAGGTTTAGGTTTATTGTATTATTTTTTTATGCGTAAAAAAAATCCAATACCAGTTATTAAACCATTAATACCAAGTACTACAAATGTACCAACTCAAACAAATGTAGAACCATATGTTTACCCAGCTGGTTTATTTGAACTAGATGTAGTGGCAAATGGAGTAGAAACTGCTCAATTATATCAAGGTCAATTAAGACCATTAACGGCAGCTTATGTAGATCGTTATTTGCCAAATAGCTGGGCAACTACTAAAATAATACCCGATATCGTTTATAGAAGTATCCCTAGAGGTGCCGTATTAGATATTTAAAATTAAACAAATGACACAAGCACAAAAAACTGCAAAAGCAAAATTTAAGCAAGCTATTGCTTATAGACAAAAAACTGGCGTTTCATTAAAAGAAGCGTTTGCACATATATACGGAAAAAAGAAAGTAGGTGCAGTTAAGAAAAAGTCGGCACCTAAGAAAAAAGTAGCTAAAAAGAAAGTAGCTAAGAAAAAAGTAGCTAAAAAAGTTATTAAGAAAAAATATAGTTTAAATAAAAAGAAAGATAAACTATACTCAGCTAAAAAACCAGGTAAGCGTGTAAGTAAAACTGGTAAAATTTATTACGAAAGTAGAGAAAATCGTAGCGACAAAGGAAAGTTATTAGGTATTGGTAAAATATATAGTTCTAATATTATAAAAAAATTAGATAGAAGTATAGATGAACTAAATATGGCAAATAATCAAATTGAATTACATAGAGGTAATTTAAAAATGGGTATAAAAGATTCATTTACTAAAAAATTAAACCAAGATTTAGTAAAAAAGAATATGAAATTGAAAAAAGAATTAACTACTCATATAAAAGAATTAAAAAAACTTATTTAAAAAAATGTATATAATAACTACATATACAAAAAATAAAGCAAAAAAATTAAATGTAATTGTATTACCTAGTGAAAAAAAAAATAAAAAAATTGATGTGTATGATGTATATGGAAATTTTATAGTAAGCATAGGAGATATTAACTATTTAGATTACCCAAATTATACAAAATTATACGGAAAAAAAATAGCAGATGAAAGGAAACGATTATATAAAATTAGACACAAAAAAGACAGATTAGTAAAAGGTACGGCTGGATATTATGCCGACCAATTACTATGGTAAATAAAAATTTTCTCATAAACAATAATTAAAAATCAAACAAAATGGCAAGAAGAAAAAGAGCAACTAAAAAAAGTAGCTATCGCAGACGCAGAATGTCAGGCGTAGGTGCTATGGGTAGTCAAATTACTGGTGCATTATATACAATCGCTGGTGCCGTTGCTGCTGGGGCAGTAACAAAATTTTTACCCGCAACTATGAACGAAAAGCTAAAAGCAGCAGTTCCAGTAGTAGTAGGTATTATGTTACCTAAATATTTAAAAGGTAATGTCGGACAAGGTATCGGTGCTGGTATGGTAGCAACTGGTGGACTTAAATTAGTACAATCATTCGGCATTCTTAACGGAATCGGCGCTTATGGTGGTTATGCTGGTTATCAAGTACCGCAAGTAGCTGGTAATTATAACAACGCTGGTTTAATGGATACTAGCTATATGACGCCGTCAATCGCTGGTATGGATGAGGGGAATTGTTAATCTAACACTATTCACCTTTAAATAAAAATTTAATAAAAAAATAAAAATTAAAAAACAATGGCAACTCAAATGGGACAAAGAATGGTCTTTGAAAATGCAAAAGCATTAGTAAGAGGTCTTGGATATAGCGTAGACCAAGCGGTTTTAACGCAATCTTATTTACGTAGTGAGGTAGCTTTATCTACTTCAATTGCAAACTATCATTTACCAGTATTGGTTAATGATACTCAAAATGGTGCGGTTCGTGTAAACGAAAAGCGTCTAAACTTACAAGATATATTTGTGGCAAGTGAAATTTCAGTATTAATTGGTGTTGGTTCTGCTACAAGCACAAAAGCACCTTTATATACTTACCCTAATGGTGTAATATTTACAAGTGCAACTGATGATGATTTATTGTCTATTTACAATGGTTCATTGAATTTAACAATTAACAATCAACAAGTATTACCAGCTTGGGACGTATATCGTCATTACTATGTGCCACAAACACAAGGTGGTGTTGGTATTACTGCACAAACTATTTTCCCAGTAGACCAAAACGATGGTAGCGAAAATGGATTTTATCCAGTAGAGCCAGGAATTGTATTTAATGGTGCTGCAAACATCAATTTCCAATTAACGGCAAATGGTGCACCAGCAACAATTTTATCTAATAGTTTTATCTGCGTAATTCAAAGAGGTATCTTGTTACAAAACGTAACAACTGTTAAATAAAAATATGCTTTGGCGAAGCTAAACGCTACTGCCAGCGGTCAGTAACTACCGCTATTTTTTAAATTATTAAAAAAAAAAGATATGCGTATTAAAAGATACCAAGCCGTTGAAATCAATGTACCAAGTGGAAGTACTTTAACTTTCTTTTCGTTCACTGACCAACCACAGCTTAGAAATGCTAAAATACAAGGTATTCAAGTATATACGCCTACTGCAATTACTAAAACGCCTTTAAGCGGTGCAACGCCAGTTACACTAGCAGATTTAAAGCAATCGTTTTTAACATTGTATCAAGGCGATTTACAAATTATATATAGACTACCATTGTTAGCGTTTAACAATATACAAGATTTAACAAGTCCAAGTATTTGGGAATTACCTGAAATGAACGATATTGATATTAGCTGGACTAAAAGTAGTGTTACAACGGCAGCTGCATTAGGCACTACTAATGTAACATATAGTTTCGGAATTTATTATTATTTATAATATAGTTTTATTATGGCAGTTCAAAAAGCGATGACTACTGGAACTAACGGAGTTATGGACTGGTTTGACAGAAATGCAACCAGTCCGTATTACTCGGTTTGTGAAATTATTAGTCCTACAAAAAAAGAATTACTATTTTCTTGCAACGAGGATAGCGTAGATAATGCAAGGCGAATTTTAGAAGAAAATATATCTGCGTTTGAACAAAACGGAGTAAATACCTTATATGCTTTAATCTTGCACCCTAAAAAAGACAAGACGGGATATATTACTATGAATACGCCAAGCCACGCAATGTTAAAATTTCGACCAGCAGAATTAGAGGCACCAGTTTACGGAGTAGGTGCCTATACTGGTGGGGGTGGAAGCAATCGTTATGAAATGGAAAAAATAATGGAAAAGCTAAATATACTAGAAAGTAAATTAGCAGAAGCCGACCAGGAGGAATACGAAGAAACGCCACAAAATCCAATAAACGCTATGCTTAGTAATATGGCTTCAAATCCACAAGTACAAGAGGCATTAATAAGCGGTTTAATTGGCGTAGTAGGTGGTTTTTTAAATAATGGCAAACAAATGCAAGGCGTAGCTGGAATAGGACAAGTTAATGATGAAGCAATCTTAATATTAGATAGCTTAATAAAAAAAGGGGTTAGTTTAGAGCATTTAAGAAAATTAGATGCTATGACTAATACCAAATTACAAAGTTTATTAATAATGTTATAATGGCAATAGATAAAGACACGCAAAAACTTTTATTATATACTGCAATAGGTGGCGGTGCGTATTTTTTAATACTCAAGCCAATTCTTATTAAATTAGGTGTATTAAAAAGTGCATTAGAATTAGAGCAAGATTATACTCAAAAGGTAAATATAGATGCGTATATTAATAATTCTATAAAAACACAAACGCCAACCAAATCAAAAGGTGAATGGCAGATTATAGCAGACCAAATATATAACGATCTAAAGTTTAGCGGAATTGCCGACAATAAAAGTGATGCTGGATATCAAGTAGCAAGAGTACAAAATGATGCCGATATTGCTACATTAATACAAGTTTTTGGAATGAGGCAAGAAAGTTTTTTTGGTATTAATATTGGGGGACTACAAAATTTACCACAATTTATTATAGGTAATTTAGATAAAAGCACAATAGCAAAAATTAATGATAATTACGCACGTAAAAATATAAAATTTAGGTTTTAAATAAACAATTATGAAAAATAAAAGTACAATGTTATTAGTAGGTATTGGAGTAGCTTATTTATTATACCGATTATACAAAAAAAATTCAATGGCACCAGTTACTACAACTGCAAGTCCAAGTCCAACCCCAACAATATTAAGAGCTGATACTGAGCAAATTATATCAAATGGAGTGCCTACTCAATTTTTAGCAGATAAAGTAAGAGATGAAGCTATTTATTATGAAGTACCTAATACCTATCAAACTTTTTACGCAAGAGGAGTTAATATAGCTGGTGCAATATCAAAAGTACCATCTACTTGCTAACATTTTTAACCTTTAAATAAAATAAAATGAGCAATTTTAATATAAAAGCTGGGTATATTACTTATGATGTAAACTTTATTACTTATGATGCTAACGGATTTATAACAAGTAACTGCAATAGTATTACTTTTATTAATTATGGTACAAATACTTGTACTATTGAAACCGTTGTTTTACAACAAAACCAAAGTTTATCAATAGACGGAAACGCTGGCGAAATTATGAATAAGCAATTTTTAGCAACCTTTACTGGTGCTGGAACAAATAACCTAGTTACAATAAAGAAAAACTATATCTAGTGAGTAATATTAGCGTAGATTATGATGTAATAAACCAAAAAGGTAGTCCAGCTTGGTTTAGCGATACCTTTGCAAATTTGCCTACGGCTGGTTTTAAAGGTCGTATGTTTATTTCAACCGATACTTTTGCGTTTTATCGCGATACTGGTACGGGCTGGGATTTAATTGGTGGCCCTGGTACTGGAACTTTAACTGGTAGTGGTGTAAGCGGGCAAGTATCTTTTTTTAATGGTACCCAAACTATTACTGGTAACAATAACTTATTTTGGGATAATACCAATAGCAGATTAGGAATTAATACAGCAACGCCAGGTGCACCTTTAGACATACACGGAACTGGTACACAATTACAATTAAATGGTACTGGTTCCAATAATAGTTATTTAGTATTTCAAAATACTGGTGCTAGTAAATGGAGAATTGGTAATCTTTCTCCAGCTAATAGTTTTGAAATTTATAATGCTGCTACAAGTACGTATGCTTTAACTATTGCTAGTGCTACAAATGAAGTAGTTATACAACAAAAATTAACAATAGGTGGGCAAGTTTCATTTGGTTCAACATTAACTAATAATACTTATACATATACATTGCCTAGTGCAACTGGTACTTTAGCTTTGACAAGTGATTTAACTGCTTATGTTACTTTAGCTGGTGCTCAAACCATAACAGGAGCAAAAACATTTAATGATTACCAAATATTTACCAATGCAATTACTGCCAATAGTGGTATTGCATTTTTAAATGGTGTAATGCCACCTATTACAAGTAGTAATTATTCAGGTATTGGTGGAAATAGTCAAGGTGTATCAATAGTAACAAGACCCGTATCTACCAATTATACCAACAATTTATATTTCGCATCAAGTAGTAATACATTCACATTCCCTAATGCAACAGGAACTTTAGCTTTAACAAGTGATTTAAGTTCATATCTACCTTTAACTGGTGGAACCTTAACTGGTGCCTTAGTTATAAACCCAACTAATACTCTTACTATTGGTTTAGATGTAGCAAGTAATACAACAAGATTTAGAAGTGATAATTTAGAGGGTAATAAAAGGCAATTAGAAATTGTAATGGGTAGTGGTACTTTAGTACAATTAACTGCAAAAGGTTATCTTGCTAATTATGGTACTGATATGGCTTTTTATACTGCTACTACTGGTGGAGTTAATGCTAGTCCAGGAATATATATTACTGGTACCAATAATAGGGTAGGTATGGGTACTGGTAGTCCTACTGATAATCTTGAAATATCAAGTGCATCTGCACCTAGAATAAAAGTAACAAGTACAACAAATTCTAATAATGCTGGAATTTATTTTAGTGCAAAAGATTCTACTGGTTCTGAATTTCAAGCTGGTATATATTTTGTTCCAGATACATTAAAATATTTAGCAATTACTGGAGATAATAATTCTACTGGGCATTTAAACGTAACTAGAGGTGGTAATGTATTAATTGGAACTTCAACTGATGCTGGAAGAAAATTAAATGTATTTGCTGATTCTGTACAATTTGGTGATGGAGGTAGTTTTACATATTATTATAATACCCCATCTGCGGGAGTTACTGTATCTTGGGTAATAAATTCTGCTGAAAGATTTAAAATTAATGGAGCTGGTCTTGTTACATTCAATAATCTTGGAACTGGCACTGTATCGGCAACTGCTGGTGTTTTATCTGCGGTTTCGGATATGAATTTAAAAAATGAAGATGGGTTTATAAATAATGCTTTAGAAAAAGTAATGAATTTAAAACCTAGATATTTTTATTGGAAAAAAGAAACTGGTTTGCCTACTGATGTAAGACAATTAGGTTTTTATGCTCAAGAAGTTAATTTTGCTTTGGGCGAAGAATCTGCAAATACACCGAAAAATGAAAATGATAAATGGGGTATATATGATAGAAGTATTATAGCTATGCTTACAAAAGCTATACAAGAATTAAACGAAAAATTAAAAAGAAATAATATAAATTAATATGAAACAAATACAGCCAGTATCAATATGGTACAACGGACAAATAGTTGAAGCTATTATATTTAACTTAACAAGTATTAATGATAATTTAATAGATAGTGCTACATTTTATTGGCAATTATTTGATGCTTCAAATATACAAGTTGCACAAGGCAATTTAACTATGAATGAACCTGATTATACAAATTATTCAAGTAATGCAGATTCAAATACTTATGCTTACCAATGGGGTGCAACACAATTAAACCTTACCTTAGTTTAATCAAATACAATATAATATGGAAAACCAAAAAGCCCTAGAATTAATTAAAGCCTTAATTGATGAATCAATTAAAAAAGGTGTATTACTAAACATTGATACGGCAGTACAAGTCGCAGAAGCGTTTAATAC